GTTTGCAGTTTGGGCAACTAAAGTCGCATGTTTGAATGCAACTGGTGTTACTGTAGAATCATAAACATCATCAAAAGTATGTTCAATGTCATAGGTGATAGTACCACCAACAACACAACCAAGACCAACACTGAAAGGACTTTGTTTAAAATCTAGAGGAATCCAGTTACTTGTACCTGTACCAGACTTCTTAATTACTACTGGACGCATAAAATTTCCTTAAAGAAAAAGGGGAGATACTCCGTGTTTAGCGAAACATCTCCCCTTTGGGTAGTCACTCTATTACAGAGTTAGACCTTGTTGTGGAATGTAATACTCCACCTTAACGATTACAGGTGTGGTGAGAGTGGCACTGGCCTTTAGATAAACAAGTTTATCAGCAGTCAGTTGAACTCCAACACCAGAACCAGTTTGTGCACCAGAGGCGGCATAACCAGTTGAGTTTGGTGCAAAGGCATTTACCAGTTCTGTGCCACCACTAGTGTAACCTACATTGATTGTCTGGGTGGCATTAGCACCCTGAACAATCGTATAGACACCAATAGGGACAGCATACTTGGGTAGACCAAAAGCAGCAAAACCTGTAGAACCATCCGCCACTTCAATGACACCAACCTTAGTTAGAAGATCACGAGCTGGAGGAGTGTGGACTGTTACGCCCTGTGGACCTACGAAGTTAGCTGCCATGATTAAGCACCAGCAGAACCGTAGATAGCACGAGGATCAGACCAACCGAAGGAGTAACGAGCAGTGGCCTTGAACTTTGCGTTCTCAGTGTCAAAATCGTTATCCATCTCGAAGGCATCACCACGACGCTCGAAGTACTTCAGACCATCCTTAACATTGGTTAGGATGTACCATGCATCTGGGTCAGCCAGATAGTGGTTAGTAATAACATTACTAAAGATACCTTCGTTCTTAAGAACGTTCGGATCATTTAGATCAGTACCAACACGACCATCGGAACCAAGAATGCGCTTAACTTCAAACTGCTGTTGGTAAGGAATAACTAGCTTCTCAGGACGAGCAGCGATTAGCAGACCACGATCATCACGGAAACCCGCGATGTCGATAGTAGCTTGCTCAAGAGCAGCTTCTGAAAGGTCAGCAGCGGTTGCGATCTTGTTAGAGAAGACACCACCAGCAACGTTCGGGTGGAGAGCAGAGATTAGCTCAACACCATCACCACCAACATAGTTAGAATCGAATGCACGATTGTAGATGTTGGAACCGACGATTTCCTTGGTCTGACGCATTGAACGGGCAAGAGCCTTAGCCTTCTGTGCACCAACCTTACCATACTGGTCATCTTCATAGATTTCGCGAGTGATGATAAAGCCAAGAGCGTACACTACATGGTTGTAGCGTGAGGTGAAGCCTTGACGTTCACTATCGTATTGGATAGGAGCGCCTTCATTCTTAACAGCGGCAAGGCCGAAAGAACTTAGACCGAGGTCTTCTTCATATGCACGATCAGAAGAATTCTTCTCGAACAGCTTGTCCCATTCAACTGGATAGTCATTGTATGACTTACCGTAGATTGAGTTGAGACCGGGCCAAAGTAGCTTGGCAAAACTTGAACTAGTAATAACTGACATATATTATACCTTTCGATTAAACGCCAACAGTTCCGACAGACTTGAACTGATGATTGTTGATTTGAACGTTAACCTTGGTATAGTTACCAGTAACTTCATTACCAACCTTAGCAGCAACGCCAGTGATCTTGAACGGTAGAGTGGCCGCAGTACCCTTGTCAGACATGTTCAGTGAATGCGCAGAGTTACCAGTGGAGGTAGAACCAGCACCAGCAAAGATGTTTGCATTCTGACCAACATCGGCTAGAGCAAATGAATATGCAGAACCGGCTGCAGTAGCTTCAACTTCATAGATCAGATCTGGAGAGTCAGCAACGAGAACATACTGAGCAGTAGAAGCAGGACGATAGACTGGAGTGTCTAGAGAGATAGAACCGCTAGACATGTTACCAGTGACGGGATCGAGCTTAGTGTTAATAACACCAACCACAACACCCAGAGCAGGTTGACCAGTACCAGCAGTACCAGCAGCATGAGCAGTGACGTGCTGCACGCCCTGAGCATTCGCGTCAGCAGCAAGCTTAACAACGTCACCTACGAATAGGGC